TACGATCTTAATGAATATGGCTTGTTAGCTGCATACAGTTTACTTGGTGTAAGCAACAGAGCATATGTCATTCGTGCAGATGTGGATCTAGCAGCACTAGAAGGCAACACAAGTCGTCCACTAGGTAATCCTACAAACGGCACAGTTTGGTGGGACATGAGCACAGACACACGCTGGGGTATTTTTGAATGGAACCAAAGCACAGGTGTTTTCACTAATAAAGTTCCAACAGTTATTACAGTTACAACAGATTTAGATAGCGGTGTACCGAAAACATCAATTGGTGCAATCGGCGATTATGCATTGGTTGCAACAAACACTAGTAACCCTGTATACTACAAAAATCGTAGTAATGCTTGGGTACTTGTAGGTAGTACTGCTTGGCAGATTTCACATCCAACAATTTCTGGCACAAATGCAAACGGAACTTATGTAAATGGTAACAGTATTGTTATTAACACAACAACAGTTACACTAAGTGGCACAACTGCAGCAAATCTTGCAACTAGTATTAACAATGCAAGTATTGATGGTGTTACTGCAGCCGCAGTTGACGGCAAGATAGAAATTTATGCAACTAGTCTTGCAGAATCAAACGGAAGTGCGGCAGATGGTAAAATTATTCTTGCTAATAATTCAGGTACAATTCTTACTGTAGGTGGACTAACAGCAGGCACATATGCAAGACCTCTTATTGCACAAGATCCACATTACACTGTTCCAGCATTTAAGTCAACAGACACAACACCTCGTCCAGCAGGAAGTATATGGGTGAAAACAACTGCAAGTAACAGTGGATTCTTAGCAGACGTTAGCACATTTGACACTGCAACTGCAGCATTTGTTTCAGGCAGTGCGCCTGCATATACAAACGATCAAACTGCACTTAAGAACTATGACATATCAGGCGGCAGTGCTATTCCAGCTGGTAGTTTTTATGTACAGTATGACGTAAGTGAAGATGATACAGTAACATACAAATTATTCAAACGTTATGAGACAGGTGCATTAGAAGTAACGGGTACTAATACAACAGCATCACTTACCCAAAATAACACGTTTACTATTCAGGCAAGTGCAGCAAACAGTGTAACATTAACAACTGCAGTTACAGTGACACTTAGTAGCACAACACTTACAACACTAGCAAGTGATATTAATGGTGCAAACGTAGCAAACGTTAGTGCTGAAATACTAAGCACAGGTGCTATAAAAATTAAGCATGCACTAGGCGGTGTAATTGTGTTGAAAGATACATCAGGTACACCACTAGCAACTGCAGGAATTTCAACAAGCATTACAACAAAGCAGGTTAGAGCAGGTAATAGCAGTGATCTTATTTTAAGTAACTGGATTGCAGACACATATACTGCAAGTACAAGCGCACCAAGTGCAAATCCAACTGATCTTACATACTGGTACAGTACTGCATTTGAAGCAGACATTATGATTCACAACGGAACAATTTGGCAAGGTTATCATAACATAACTGATACTCGTGGCTTTGCACTAGCAGATACAAGTCCAGATGGTGTTATCTTTAGCACAACAGCGCCAACACTTCAAAGTGATAGCACTGCATTAGTTAACGGTGATTTGTGGATTGATACAAGTGATTTAGAGAACTATCCATCACTATATAGACGTCAAACAGTTGACGGCGAAGCACGTTGGGTTGCTATTGATAAGACAGACCAAACCACAGAAAACGGAATACTGTTTGGTGATGCACGTTTTATGGGTGACGCCACAACAGATGTTGTAACTGGTACTATTCCTACAACTAAGACACTGTTAACAAGTGATTACTTAGATATTGATCGTCCAGATCCAACAATTTATCCACGTGGTATGCTACTGTTTAACACACGTCGTAGTACATATGGTGTAAGACAATTTAGAAGCGATTACTTCTCACGCACTAACTTTAGTGACACAAGTTTATATCCAACACTGCCAACAGAAACAGATGCGTGGGTTACATCAAGTGGAACTGCATTTGGACGTAAAGCAGTTCGTAATATTGTTACAACACAAATGAAATCAGCACTGGATGCAAGCACAGAGCTTCGTGAAGATGCAAGAATATTTAATGTAATTGCAGCACCAGGATATCCAGAGCTAATTAGCAACATGGTAAGCCTAAATAACGACAGACGCCAAACAGCTTTTGTAGTAGGTGATACTCCAATGAGATTAGCAGCAACAAGCACTGCTATTGAGAATTACGCAACAAACACAGCGGCAGCTACAGACAACAACGAAGATGGACTAGTCACTAGTGATCCATTCCTAGGTGTGTTTTATCCAAGTGCAACAACAAATGATCTAAGTGGAAACACTGTTGTTGTACCATCAAGTCATGCAATTTTGAGAACAATTGCTAGAAGCGATGATATTAGTTTCCCATGGTTTGCACCAGCAGGAACAAGACGTGGACTGGTAGATAACGTTGCAAGTATTGGTTATATCAATGCAGTTACAGGCGCATTTGTTACTGATAATATTCGTGAAAGTGTAAGAGATACATTGTATACAAATAGAATTAATCCAATTGCATTCTTTAACGCAAGTGGCATTCTAAACTATGGTAACAAGACTCGTGCAACAAGCACAAGTGCATTAGATCGTATCAACGTAGCACGTTTAACAAGTTTCTTAAGACGTCAATTGCAGGACATTGCAACTGGCTTTGTATTCGAGCCAAATGATAAGATTACTAGAGACGAGTTAAAACAACAAGTTGAACAGACATTAAACGATTTGGTTGCAAAGCGTGGCGTATTTGATTACTTGGTGGTCTGTGATGAAACAAACAACACAGCGGCAAGAATCGATCGTAACGAACTATATGTTGATGTTGCTATTGAGCCTACTAAGTCAGCGGAATTTATCTTTATTCCAATTAGACTTAAAAACACAGGTGAGATTGCAAGCGGAAACGTAGCGGCAGCAAACACTGTTTAATAAAAACTAACAAATATGAGGGGTAGAAATACCCCTCATTTTTTATGACTGAAAGTAGATAAATACTTTTATAATTATTATAGGAGCGAAACGAATGTCAGTTTCATCATTAACAAAGTTTACAGTGCCGCTAGACGGTGATCAGAGCGCAGCAAGCCAAGGCTTGCTAATGCCAAAACTTAAATACCGCTTCCGTGCATCATTTGAGAACTTTGGTATTAGTAGTCCTCGTACAGAAATGACCAAACAGGTTATGGATATTACACGCCCTAGTGTAACATTTGAAGAGTTTGAAATTCCTGTCTACAATAGTAGAGTGTACTTGGTTGGAAAACATCAGTGGGATCTAGTTACAGTTAATCTACGTGACGATGTAAACGGCGGTGTAACAAAGTTATGCGGAGAGCAAGTCCAGAAGCAGTTTGACATGATGGAGCAGAGTAGTGCTAGTTCAGGTATTGACTATAAGTTTATCACACGTTTTGAAGTACTAGACGGTGGTAACGGTGCAAATGCACCAAGTGTACTTGAGACTTGGGAACTATACGGCTGCTTTATTCAGAACATCAACTACGGTGATCTTAACTATGCAAGTCAGGAGCCTGCAACGGTTGCAATGAGTATTAGATTTGATAACGCTGTACAATCACCACTAGGTGATGGCGTTGGTGCAAGTGTAACAAGAACACTAGGTCAAACTATTACTGGCTAATAGGAGTAATTCCAAATGGCTAGTGTAAACCCACTACTTACGCCCTTCAATACAGGCGACACAATGCGCGACTATACACATGCGTCGCGCACTTTTGTTGACAATAACTTTGAATTACAGCCAAGACATGGGCATCTCTTTCATGTGGTATTTGAATTTACAGCAGAAGCACAGGGATTATTCAATACTGTTGAAAAACTTGAGATGCCTATACTTGTAAAAAGTGCAAGTCTGCCATCCTATGCGATAGATGTACAAACACATAATCAATACAACAGACAGGTGCAAACACATCATAAGATTAGTTACAATCCAGTAACAATACGCTTCCATGATGATGTAAAAGAACTTATTAGAAATATGTGGCACAAGTACTATACTTTTTACAATGCTGATCCAACATATGATTTAGATAGCAATAGTTATACCACACAGGATAGATACGCAAATAGAACCCAGACACAATGGGGGTTGCAACGAGGCAACAAACGTTTTTTTAAAAATGTTAAAATATATAGCATGCACAATCATAAGTTTGCAGAATACACATTAATTAATCCTATAATCACAGCATTCAATCACGACAATCACGATTATGCTCGTGCAGATTTAATGGAACATGTGATGTCACTAAATTATGAAACTGTAAAATATGCATCTGGCTTTGTAAACGATACAGGACCTACTGGATTTGGTGAAATACACTACGATGTTGAAACTAGTGATTTGAGTACAGGAAATCAATTTGGACAAGCGTTTATTGATGGGCAACTTGTTAATACCAATGGTCAACGTGCCAAAGACTTGTTTGATGGTACTACACTAGGAACCATTAGCAATCAAGGTATACAGTTTGATAACTTAACTAACTTATCATTTGGTGGTGTGTTAAGTACCGCACTAGGAAAAGTTGCAAATAATTTGTTGACTGGACAAAAGCCAACAAGTAACATACTAGTACCGTTTATAGGAAAAGCAGATCAACTAGGCGCAAATTTACAGCAAGGTGCAGTAAACAACATAGTCAATAGTATTACTAACTATGGAACAAATGACAGCATTAGTAGTCAAGGACAAAGTATTGGAAATCCTTTGTTTACAAACACTATATCAAATACACAAGTAGCAAACGTTGGTTTTGCTAATACTATACCAAGTTCAACAGGTACAGTGAGCGCACCTGCTAGAATAAGCAGTGTAAGAACTTATCGGTCACAGAGCACTAGTGCAAATACAAGAAGTGCATCAGTTGATACTGCAAGAAAACGGTTGCAGGATCCTAATTTAAGCGCAGAATTACAACAATACTACAGCGAAAAAATAAGGCTAAGTAATCTATAATGGCACAAGAAACAAATCTACCAATAGTAAATCCTGCAGATAGTTTTGATCAGCGTGTTCAAGATTATTTTTCTAATTATTTTACTGCTCCTATTAAGATGACTGACCAGGAATACGAAGCAGCGAAAAGTTTTTTCTTAGCAAGAACTAATAATGATGCTGCCGCTGCAGCATTAACTGCGGCTACTATACAAGCAGCAAACGAACTAGATTTGTTTATTTTAGATGTGATAGACAAGTTTTCTACTACAGCAGATTTAAAAAGTGCTGTACCTACATTTTTAAATATGAGTCGCAGTGGTAGAAGTCTACTAGGCTATGAAGCAAATATTACACCAACTGAGAACACAGCACGCCAAGTGGAGGCGTAAATGTTTAGTCGTAACAAATATGCTAACGGCATATATACAATATCAAATCCAAGCAAATACAGTGGAAATAAAGAGCCTAGATACCGCAGCGGATGGGAACATGCATTTATGCGATTCTGTGATAACAACCCAAGTATAATAAGTTGGGCAAGTGAAGCAATACAAATACCTTATAGAAATCCACTAACAGGTAAAGGCACTGTATATGTACCAGACTTTGTTGTTGTATATCAGGATAAACGTGGTAACAAGCATGCGGAACTTATTGAGATTAAACCAAAAGCGCAGACCATGCTTACTGAAAAGACTCGTGAAAAAGAAAAACTTTCTATTGCTATTAATCATGCAAAATGGGAAGCCGCAGCAAAATGGGCAAAGCACAAAGGATTGCGTTTTAGAGTAGTCACTGAAGATGATATTTTTCATAATGGCAAACGCTAAGGATAACTATTAGTATGACAAAAAAACTAGAAGAACTATTTGACGTAGAACCTACAAATGAAATTGATATTACTGCTAAAGAAAATACAGTAATCACAGATATTATTGAAACAGTAGAGAATCCTACTGAAAAACATATTCCACAAATGCAAACTGCACTTACTAATGTAGATAAAATTGATGCAGCATTGCCAAGTGTGCGTGAACTTGATACTAGTGACAAGGAAATGGACGACATTGCAGTATTAGCACAAGATACATTTAAAGACTTAATGGATCTAGGTATGAATGTAGAGGCACGTTTTAGCGGTGAAATTTTTAGCAATGCTGCTCGAATGTTGGACACAGCACTAAGCGCAAAGAGTGCAAAGATTAATAAAAAATTGCGTATGGTCGATTTGCAGTTAAAAAAAGCAACATTAGATGCTAGACTTGCTAAAGAAGCAAAAGCAAATGGTGAAGATGTAGAAGATGGTGAAGGGCAAGCAGTAGATCGCAACCAACTTCTTATGGAAATTCTAGGAAGAAATACTGATCAAAAGTAATAAATACACTATTACATTAAGGAATACAGCAATGAAAAGTTTTAAGAGTTATCTCGTTGAAAATGAACAAACCTACAATTTTCGTATAAAAATGGCTGAAAATCTCAGTGACGAAACAATGGATGCACTAGAATCTGCTTTACAAAAGTACGAAATAAAGAGCATGAGCAAGCCAAAGAAAACTCCTATACAAGAACATCCAATGGATTTTCAAACATTGCAAAACGCAGAAGTTTTTATTATGGATGCTGAATTAACATATCCTGTGACTGCACACCAACTATATGAATACATTACACAAACAGTTGGTGTACCAGCAAGTCACTTAGTAGTAATTAACCAAGATCATCCTGAAGAAATGGCGCGTGAAGAAGCAATTAAAGAAGAAGAATACGAGTCAGTGCTAGAAACAGATTATGCAGACGCAGACAATAGTAAGGCTAGTTTTGGTGACGAATACAACGAAAGTATGCTTAAGGCTATTGAAAGTCGTAAGATGGAATATAGTGCAATTTTTAAGGCTGCAGATAAGCAAGATTACGCAGGACCTAAAACAGAAGCATCTGCAACAGCAAGTATGATGTCAGATCGCGGCCCTGTAAAATGAGAGACTTACTAGAAAGTTTAGACAGAATAATAGAAGCTCCTGTAACTGATAAATCTGGAAAACCTGTAACGAGCAAAAGCGGCCCTGTAAAACAAGGATCAGGCCCAGCACCA